GAAGTTCTTCGCCGCCAACCCCGAGGCGGGTTTCCGTGATGGCAAACCACGGGCCGACCGTGAAACCCTGCTTTGCAAGAAGCTGGAAATCGACATCGCGATAAAAGAGGCGAACTACGCCGAAACCATGAAGCGGCTGCTTTCAAGGGCCATGGTGGAAGACCGTGAAATCCGCATCGGTGCCGCCGTCGCCGCCGCGCTCCGCGTGCTCGAAAGCGAGCTGCCGCAAATCTGCCTCGGGCTGCCGTTGGAGCGGTCGAGGCCGCTGGCAAAGAGCCGCATCCGCGAGGTTCAGGCCATGGTGGCCGACGAATACAGCGCATTCTGGGCGGAGAACCCCGAGACATGAGCGCCGCCTTCCGATCCGCGATCAAGCCGCCGTCCGACCTGCACCCGGCGGACTGGGCCGCGCTGCATGTCAGGGTCGAGAATTCGGAACGATCCGGCATGTTCGACCCGGCGCAGACCCGTTGGCTGCGGAAACCCATGGCCTGCATGGCGGACTACGTCACCCGCCACATGGTCATGCTGTTCCCGACCGGCAGCGGCAAAAGCACCTTCTTCGAGGCCGTCACATGCTGGATCGTCGCCGAGTCACCCGGCGGCACGCTCTACGCCTCGCAGACCGACAGCGACGCCGAGCTATGGGCCGAGACACGGCTCATGAAATCCCTCCGCGCATGTGAGCCGCTGCGCCCGCTGTGGCCGTCCAACCTCCGCAACCAGGTCAGGAAGGACGCCATCGTCTGGCCGCACATGTTTCAGCTTTTCGGCGGGGCCAACAAAAGCAACTTCCAGGAAAAGAGCATCACCTACGGACTCGGTGACGAGGCATGGGCGTGGAAACACGGGATGGTGAGGGAGTGGCTTGGTCGGTCCCACAATCGCGAGAACCGCAAGTTTGTTCTGGCCAGCCAAGGCGGAATGGACGCGAGCGACAACGGGAAAATCGATCCCGAAGAAAGAAGCGGGCCGACCCACGAATTCCATCTTGAATTTTCAAAATGCAGGCAGTGGGACTTCGCATGGCGTTGTCCCAAGTGCAAGTCCGTCCATCCGTTCGCGTTCGATCAACTCCGCTGGGACCAGGTCGAGAAACCCGACGGCAAACCCGACGACCAAACCACGGCTGACACAACGAGGCGGGTTTGTCCAAACGAGAAATGCGGCGCCACGTTTGCCGACACCGCCGAAAACCGCCGGATGTTGCACGACTCCTATCAGGACGACGACGGCTACGTCATGACCAGCGACAACGGATTGCGCGGCTATGAGGGATTCCACCTCGACGCCGGGGCCATCTGGTGGATACCGTGGGCAGCCGACGTCATGGACAAGATTCTAGCGGACAGGCAGATGGCAATCGGAGATCACACCCAGTTGATGCAATGGGTTCAAAAGCGCCGAGCGTGGGGATGGCGAGAATCACAAGGCGTCAAAACAGTGACTCTGAAATCCAGCGGCTACACCTCGACCGACTATGACGGGGCGCGGAAAATCGACGGCGAGAAAGTCAGGTTCGCGACGATTGACGCGGGCGGGGATCATTTCTGGATGGTAATCCGGGCATGGGCGGAGGGCGGTTCCAGCAAGCTGCTTTTCGCTGCCTACATGCCGAGCCATGAGGCCTGCGAGGCGAAGCGGGAGCAATACGAGGTGCAGCCGGCGATGGTGTTTCTGGATGTCGGCTGGGAGCAGGAGATGATGGCCGGGATCATCGCGAAATACGGCTGGCAGGGCATCAAGGGGGATGGCAACCGGAAGAGCGGATGGGAGTGGGAGATCAAAGCCGGGCCGAACAAGGGCAAGAAGGAGATGCGGCTCTACTCGAAAAAATGGTTCGCCAAGGCGAAGACAGGGGCCAGGGCGCAAGTCTGGCACATTGCCACCGAACCGCTGCAATACATCCTTCAACGGCTGATTGAGGGTGAGGGGGCCGAGTGGCTGCGCTATGACGACGCGCCGCCGACCTATGAGAAGCACATGAACGGGGAACGGCTTCTAACCGACAAGGACGCGCGCGGGCACGTCGTCAAAAAGTGGACGAGGATCGGGGCGAATCACCTTCGGGACTGCGAGGTTTACAACCTGGCGGCGGCACTCATGTTCCGGGTGTTCGCGCCCGCAACCAACGAATCACCGTGAAATCAAAAACAAAGGAAATAGCTGGAGACGTTTTCAGATGGGCTATACTCTCAATCTTACTATGGATTTTGGCATCGAGCGCCATTTTCAGGTTCCGGCATCCGTGGGCCACCGAAACTGAACTGCTGTATTTTCTCCCCGAGTCGATCACCCTGCAATCAGTTGAAAAGCCATGAACGGAAAAGGAGACAAGCCGAGGCCGATTGACGGTAAGAAATACCGGGAGAATTACGACCGGATTTTCGCAAAGAAATGGCAATGCAACCAATGCGGGCACCGGTTCACCGAAGCTGAATCTGAGTCCGTGGAAATGGAACGAAAGCGGAACAGACTCCGCGAGGCGCTCGAAGAGGTTCTTGATGCCGCCAGCATGGGCAGCGTAATCGCCATGGCGGCGGACGAGATTCGTGATGCCGCAAGAAGGGGGATTCAAAAGCCATGAATGGAAAATGAGACAAGCCAAGGCCGGCCGACGGTAAGAAATACCGGGAAAACTACGACCGGATTTTCCCCAAAACCGGCAAGCATACTTGCAGCATGTGCGGGATCGAACACGGAAGCGGCAGGTTCTTCGCCAAAATGAGTCACCGGCCGACATGCCCGGTATGAGGTGCGTCCAGGTAGCTTTTTTGACTTTCGGACCGACGCTGGCAAGATCGCCCCGTGAGCATTTTCGGCACGGCGAGGGCCATTTACAGCGCGATTCAGGATGACCAGGCGGCCATTGAGGCCGTCCGCTCGGCGCGTGCGGCGCTGGCGCTGTCGCTCGCCACCAACGCCAATGCCAGCCTCACCGTCACATCCGCCACGATGAACGGACAGACATTCTCCGCCATGGCCGGGATGCGGCCGGTTGACCGGCTCCGCGTGCTCGGGATCGTCTGCCAGATGGCGGACGCCTGCACGACGTTCTCCTCCACCACGCGGCCACTCCTATGATCCTCGACCAATACAGCCGGCCATGGAAACTCGCCCACGCGGCGGACCGGTCACGGACTCGCGGACCGCAGTTCGCCACCCGGACGGATGATCTCTACAGACTGATCACCTCGCCGGACAACCGCACGCTGAGGAGCCTGTCGAGCCGCCTTTACGTCAACATGGGGATCGTTCGCGCGGCTGTGAATCAGAAGGCGAGGTACTCGGTTGGGGATGCGTGGAGGCCGACCTACGTCGGGGAATCGGACTTCGCGGATGGCAAGCAAATCGCGAATTTCCTAACCAAAGTATGGTTTCCGCAGTGCGACGTTCGCGGGGGGTGCTTCGACTGGCACAAGCTGCTCAACCTGACAAGCAAGGCGATTGACCGTGAGGGCGATTCATTCTGGCTGCTGGTCAAGGGCAAGGACAACTTCCCGAGAATCCAGAACATCCCGGCGCACCGGTGCGGAAACGGTCCGGACCCGGAACCGACCGTCCGAACCGGAGACTGGAAAGGCTACGATTTGCGCGACGGGGTAATCCAGACGCGCGAGGGCCGCGCCGTTGCCTATCGGTTTTTGACCGGGGACCGCATGGAAGGATTCCAGGACGTGGATGCCGCCAACGTCATTCACATTTTCGACCCGGATTTCCAAGACCAATCACGCGGTCTGCCGGCGTTCACGCACGCGCTCGAAGACCTCAAAGCGTGCCTTGTCAGCACTGCCGACGAACGGGTTAGGCAGGGTATCATTTCCCGCCTTTTCCTAATGGTATTCAACGAGACCGGAGGTCCGGACCCTGACGACCCGATGAATTCGATCCCGGCGGCAGGAACCTCGGCGAGCGATGGTGTGATGGCGCAGGAAATCCCCGGCGGCGTGGTTTACATGACCGCCGGGACCGGGGAGAAAATGGAACAGATCAAGCATGAGACGCCCGGCGACATGTGGGAGAATTTCCAGGACCGGATGATCCGGATGAGCCTCGCCGGTGTCGGCTGGCCGTATTCACTCGTCTGGAAACCGGCCGGCCAAGGGACGGCGGAGCGGGCGGAGATCATCAAAGCCCGAAGCTCCGTTCACGACCGGCAAAAACAACTTGCCTATGGCGCCCGCCGGGCGCTCGCATGGGCCTATTCGGTTTTCGTTCAGAACAACCGCGTGCCGTTGCTGGATCACCCGTTCGCCTGGTCGTTCTCCACCCCGCCG